ACTGGACTAGTCTCTACAGTTGAAGATGATGGTTTAGAATAAGGAGATGTATAAATCAAAGCGGGGTTTGTTTTAAAATTCCATTTCTCTTCTAAGGTCTGCTTGTCTAAAGCTATGACTCCATTAGTAGCTGTTCCAAATATTATCTCGGATCCAGTGACTAAAGGAGTTGAATTCACATTGACCGAACAATTCAATTTTTTACGTACTATAATCTCACCGTTCTTTGAATTCAAGATAAAAAAGGAACGGGAAGAAAGAAGATAGAGATTCTCTCCTTCCCAAGCAACAGAGGCCGAACGATATTTTAATTCTGCATCTTTATTCTCCCACATATAATCGCGAAAACGAAACGTACAACTTTCTAAAACGAAACGTACAATTTTCACTGTTTTTTCACCCCATCAAAGCAAAGGCATTTAATCACCATTTAAGCGGTAATTAAATGCCTTTTGAACATCTGCAAAAAGTGCGGAAAATGTTGCTTTTCAGAGGCATTTTGTCTGCACTTTATTTGCTCAATTCGTAGAAAATCACTATCTTTACATAGTAATTGAGAGGTTGTTTTGCATCGGTTTATCCCGTTCGCAAACCTTTCATGCAACCAGCTTATCAAGCAGGCAAATGATATTTGCCTTTATCTTGCGCCTGTCTCTTTCCCACTCTATTTGTTCCATCCCTTTGTCATATTCAGGATAAGGCTTTTCTTTGCCAACGAACTGAAATTTCTTGCATAAGGGGAAAATATAACGGTAAGTTTTCACGCGGAAAACTTCGTAATCTCCCAACAAATAGCCAATGTTCTGACGCAAATAGCCTGCTTTCTGCACGCTGTTGGTAAATGTCTGTTCGTGCTTCATTTCCCCAGTTCGAACGTGCCGCAGAAAGCGTGTATAATGAAAGCCGTAATATTTGAAATTGGCCGCTTTGTAGATAGTTCCGCAACCTAAACGACCGTCGGCAAAACTTTGTACTGCCACGACATTGGCATCCGTCTTACGAATCAGTTTGATGCTGGCGGCAATCAACACAGTTTCTGCGTTCTTTCCGAGACAGTCATCAATCCACAGCCGATTTAATTCACACATCCACGCTTTCGGGTTCGGATGGTGGAACAGTTTTGCATTCTGGTTCTTCATGTAACCGTAAACTGCAACGCCGAGGCATTTGTCTGGTTCATCGGCGCGGAAGATACCGAAATTAAACACTCCAAAACTGCCAAAATTCCATTTATGGGAATAGTGGTGTTCTATCACCATTTGGCGGGCAAGTTCCTTTTCCACGGGTTTGATAAGCAGGTCGCCGAGCGACGAGGTTTGTTTCAGGACAAACAGATTTTCTTTAATCATTCAGCATACTAACAATGTTTTAATGGTTTATAAATATGGTTTGAGTTATTTTTCGTACTTTTGCAGTCCTACCACATACGAGCGGGCTTTCCGCATACACAAAAAAAGCGTCACAACGCGGTCAAAAGGCATATTAAGCCCCTGACTGTGCGTTGTGGCGCATCTTTGTGTTAGTATGTGGTAGGATACTACTAACAGGTCGGGGGCTTTTTCTTTCCCCCTCTTTCAGGTGTCTATCGGTTCAGCAGTTCGTCCACCTGCCGCTTGCATTCGGCGCGGTAGGCTTCAAACGTGCGCAGTTCCTCGGCGTGTTCGGCCGTGTTATCGCTGTTTGCCAGAATGGCAATCTGGTCGTCGATACTGTAACGCCTGCCGATAAGCCCTGCCACGAACTTGCCGCGGCGGTTTTCGTCGGTGACGGTGCGGGCATCGACGGAAATGCGGGTAGAACCGTCGGTTTCCTCACCTGTGTAGGAGTAGCCGCGGGCGGTTTCGCCGCTTTCCTCGTCCACCACCACATCGGCGGGGGCTTCGTTCAGATAAAGCAGGTAGCTGTCCGCGTCATACCTTACATACTTCTTTCTTTCAATGTAACTTACTGTGTTCATTACTCTTTTTTATTGGTCGGGATCGACTATGCTGTAAAAGCAGCGTTTGCCGTCTGTCCCGATGGGTTGCTTGATTATTTTCGCTGCAACGGGTTCGGTCAGTTCCACGCCGTCAAGCTGGCGGATAAGGGCTTTTGACCCCGTGAAAGTGATGTGCTTTATCCAAGCCATGACGGGGTTGCCCTCGTCGTCTATCACTTTGCCCTGCTCGTCCTCCATCTGCTCGTAAATCTCATATTGCAACGTCAGCATTTCACCATCGTATTTCGATTGCGAAACGTCGAAAGCCGTTATATGGATTTCACGGTTCAGGATGGTGTCGATGTGGTATTTACCACCCGTTAATTTGCCCTGTTTGGGCTTAATGTCACTAAATTTTTTCATACCGAGTATTTTTAATAAATGATTGCTGTCGCAGTGTTTCATAAAGCCCATGCGTGAAGCCACGCGAAGCCTTATTTCTTCGTCAGGCAGTCCCTTTTTACGCAAAGCGGCCAGTTCCCTGCACAACCCCTGTTTGTTGCGTTTGCGGGCAAGGCAGTGGGTGTGGTAGGTCACGTAACCGACGAAATCGATGCCCCGACTTTCCACGGGATAGATTTGGAAGTTGCTTTTCAGCGTGAGCAGGCGGCTTTCATTCAGGTAATGGTTGATATATACCAGAACGCCGCTTAAATACTCCTTGCTGTCGGAAAGCAGCACTATATCGTCGGCGTAACGGTAATAGTACCGCACCCCGACGTCTTCCTTTAACAGGTGGTCGAGTTCCGAAAGGTACAGGTTGGCGAAATATTGGGAAATGTAGTTGCCGATAGGCACGCCGCTGGCCGAATCTATGATGCCGTCCAGAAGCCAAAGCACGTCGGGGTCTTTCAACTTGCGCCGAATGACCTGTTTGAGTATGCCGTGGTCGATGGAGGGATAGAACTTGCGCACGTCGATTTTAAGACAGTACCGCGTCCCGTCAGGGTCACGGCGCAGGTCGGTGCGCAACTGCCGAAGCAGCGAGTGAATACCGCGCCCGCGGATGCAGGCATGGGTGTTCGAGGTGAACTGTGGCGTCCAGACGGGTTCAAGCACCTGCATGATTGCCCACTGTACAACACGGTCACGAAAAGGCAGCTTGTAGATTTCGCGGCGTTTAGGTTCGTATTTGACAAACACCTCGTAAGAGGAGGTCGTATAGGTTCGGGTCGTCAGTTCCGCCTGCAACTGCCGCAGGTTAGCGTCTAAATCGGCCTCGAACCGTTTAACCTCGTCACGTTTCCTTTTGCCGTTGCTCGCATTGTGGAACGCCTGCAAAAGGTTTTCCATCGAGCGGATTTGCTCGAACAAGTAACCTTTTCGTTTCATCGGGTCTTCGGGTCATGGGGTCTATGGGTCTTAAAATCTGCTTTGCATAATCGGGAGCGGTCGAGGCTTACGCCCTACTGACACCCTTTTTGGCCTGTCATCTTTTGCCGAGGGGCAAGGTTCATTTCCCTGTCGCTTTTGTTTCTTTTCCAAAGTATAGGGGCGACGAGTAGTTCGCATTCGTAGTCGAAGCTGCGTTGTTCGCATTCGAGTTGGACGCACCTGCGTTCGTGCCATTGTTCACGTTACCGCCAGCAGCCTGAACGCGCAAACTAACCACCCACGGGAAATGCAACCTGCCTTTCACTTGAAAGACGATGCAAAATTAACACTTTAACACCACATGCCCAAAATTCCTAAAAAATTTCGCCCGCCTAACGGCGGGATTAAAGAAAACCCCGCCGCCATTATCAGCTACATTATTTCTCGGTATGAAAAAATTTCAAAGAACGATGTTTGTTTTCGGGGGCTTCGCCCCGTGTTCGTTTTTTTCGTCTTACCCGATTTGCGGGTCTTCCTCGAAAAAGCAGAGGGGCGACGAGTAGTCCGCAAACGTAGTCGAAGCCGCGAGGTTCGCATTCGAGAGGGACGCACCCGCGTACGTGCCACTGTACACGCAACCGCCAGCAGCCCGAACGCGCAAACCAGTCTGTGTAGCGGCGTTTGTCCAGAAATAGTCGCAGTAGTAGGTAGAGGCAGAACCGCCCACAGACGTAGGCATACAACACAGACCCTCGTAGGATTTCTTTATGATATACCCCTCGCGCTGCGGGCATTCGCACGTCTTACGCATACCCTCACCGATATTTGCAGGGTCGAAAGCAGCATACATGGACTTTGCCACGAACACCTCCGTCTTTTCGCCTGCCGTTTGTGAAATAGTCAGACCGCGCACCCAACGCCAGAGGTTACCAAAGCCAGCGTTTACGAGGCCGAAAAAAACGGGGACTTTACATTGGTACACGGCCACGCCGTCGGCGTTCGTCACGGAATAGTCCACAAGTCCTACACCGTCGCCCATTTCAAGCCCCACGCTGGTGGGAATGACGGGATACCAGCCGTTATAATTCCCCCAATCGGGCATGTTCGTAGCACCCGCGCCAAAACCGCCCTGACGCAGGCCGTTGGCATCAAGCTGGGCGTTGAAAGCGGCCTGCGAGTTGCGCGTGCCCATGATTATCTCGAAAAGGTATTCCACAACCGCACGGGCGACAAACCAGTTAGCCTCCCACCCCTCGCCGCGTTTGCGGGCATACGTTCCGAAAGCCGTTGTACTTAATGCCGTGGCGGGCATTCCCAGCATCGTTTTTTGCGGGGCATCGGCCGCCAGCGGGTAATTATCACCCAGTGCGTTGCCGTTGCCGCCACGATAACGGGGGTCGGTGGATATGACGGAACACAGTTTTTGTTCGGTTCTGTCCATCACACCCGCATCAATCCACGAAATGCCGCCTGCGGGAACGTAGATGCTGTTCTTTCCTTTGATAGGTTGGAACGTGACGGTCTGGATGCGGCGGTTGCCCTCCGTCCAAGTGGTGAAGTAGTGGGCGTTCCAGCACCACATGCACTGCCCCATAGTGCCGTCCAGCTTCGCGGGGCTGCCGTCATCAAAACGGGTGCTGTCCGCGGCATCCAGCTTGCGACGCTTGCGGTCGTCCGTAACCAGATAGCGGCCAAGACCCAATTTGGCAGGCAGTTCCTTTAAGGCCTGCAAAGAGCCGTAATACCCCGCGGCGGTGGGCGTAGCGGCCGTTTCGTCCCACCAGCGGCCTGCGATGGGGTTGCCTGCCGTCTGGACGGCCTCCTGCAAGTTCATGCGGCGCGTCTCGCCGCTCTCATCGACCACGGCAACCTGCATGTCCGACATGCTGCCCGTGGCGGCGTCAAGCTCGTTGATGCGCTTGCCGCTCTCAAAAGCCGTCAGAAGCTGGCGGACTTTTTCTTCTTCGTTTGCGTTTAATGCCATTTGAATGATGGTTTTAAGTGAATAATAATACGTTTGCGCCAGCCAGCAGAAGCGAGGCATGGCCTGATTTTATCAAAGACGGCCTGACGACCTCGACCGTAACGGTCTGGTGCAACGCCGTGTTTTCGGTGGGGATGACGTGGACGCGGCTTTTGCCAAGACCCAGCACAACCACCTCGCCGTCGGGTTCGACGTCCACGGACTTGCCGTCGGAAAGCCAGAGCACGTTTTGAACGGCAAACTGCGGCAACAGGCTGGCTTTGATGTACTGTTTCACGGGGTTGCCGTAGGTGATGCGGCGCGGAGGTTCCACGGTCATGACAAGGGGAATGACGCGCCCCGCGCTGTCGGCCTGTATGGCAAAGATGGTCTGACGCACGGCCGCGATGTCCTGACGTATTTCCGCGTCGGACTGTTGCAATCCCGTTTTCGTGTCAGTGATACGTTTGCCGAGTACCGTTTCGGCCGCTTCCGCGCGCTGGCGTTCCCCGTCGATGTTCGTTTGCAGTGTGGCTTCCGCGCCCTTTGCCCTGTCGCTTTCCACCTTGACAGCGGCCGCAATGGCTCTGTCATAAGCAGCGGTGATGTCCTTTTCAAGCTGTTCAAGCAGTCCAGAAAGGGTTTCGGTGTCGGTGATGCCTTGCAAAAAGGTTTCGATTTCCTGCCAGCGGTTTATCGTGCTGTCCGCAGTATCCTTTGCTTCCAGAAAGGTTTTAAGCGTGTTAGCCAAAGCCCACAAAGTGCTGTAATTCGCGCCAAGCGCGGAAAACGTGCTTTCCAGAGAGCCGAAAACGGCTGTCGGGTGCAGACGCTTCCGCAGGTGTTCCAGATTGGCGTTGGCCGTGTCGATTTCAGCCTGCTGGTCGCTGTCCGTCTTATGTAGCGCGGCAATTTCCTTGTCCTGCGCGGCGTCTTTCTTATGGATGTTCTCCACCTCGGCCTCCAGAGCGTCGATTTCTTCCTGCTGCCGTTCGTCAGTGGCTTCCAGTTCCTCGATGTTCTCAGCGATGTTGTCAAACTGTTCGGCCGAAGACTGCTTGTGCGCGTCATAGTCGCTTTTCAATTCACGGTGCTGCCGTTCCAGCTCCTGCCCCGCGGTGGCAGCGTATTTGCCGTTTAGCTGTTCAGGCAGTTCCTCTACCTGCGCGATGGGGATTTTACTTTCCTCCTTATGGACGTAGCTGTCGAGCCAGTCGGCAAACTGTTCCTCCGTCGGATACTTGCCGCGACGGAACCACGCCTTTAACTGTGCGATGCTTCTTATTGGCATTATAGTATTCTTTTATCGGGTTATCGTACTTTCATGATGTAGGCAAGGGTATAATACGGCGGGCGGTTTTCATGCTGCGCACCCCCACCCGTGGCGTTCGTGTTTCCGAACTGTACCGTCCTGTCGTGATAAGAGGTAGATCGAGGCGAAGAATTGTTCCCGCCGCCTTTCCATTTGCCGCTGTCCTCCTGCCAAAGGTTCTGCGGGTGGGTGTGGCTCGGCATTTCGTTGATGGTGAGGGCGTGTTTCTTCTCGCCGCCCGTGTTGCCGTATTTCTTGTATTCGTCATCGAGGTCGTTATAACCCACGATGAAACGACCGCGCAGGTCGGGAAGACGGAAGAAGCCGCTTTGCGTGGTGTATCGCGTGCCGTTGTAGTTCACACCTGCGTTGAAAGCTGTGCCGAGGGCTTTGTAAAGTTCGGGGTATTCGCTGGTCTTCAACATCGCGCCATCGCACAGGGCGTAATTTTCGGGGACTTTAACACCAGCCCACATCTTGACGATGCCCAGCGGCTCGCTGACGGAATTTGCCGCGGCGTCAGACTGTTGTTTGGAGAGGTCGGCAATCAGCTTTTCAAGTTCGGCCGACGTCTTCGGTTTCTTGAAGTCCGTCCATTTGAAATTTTCACTGCCCACGCCTGCGGCAAGCGTCCGACGCGTGTAGGCTTTCGGGTATTCATACCCCTGCGCGTTCACTGAAACGTCCTCCAGCTTCACGTACATGCCCCCTGAAATGTTGCCGCCCTCCCAGCGCAGAACCTCGCCGTGCGGATAGTCACGCGTCTTGACGAACACATAGCCCGCGGCACGCTGCGTGTCGTTGTTCGTCAGCTCGCAGCCTGTAAGAATAAGTTTGTCGCCCGCGATATTGCCCAGAGCGGCCGCAAGTGCCGTGCCCGCCTGCAACATGTCGAGCGTGTCGCAGTCAAGCGGAAAATCCTTGTTCGGCTGAGTCAGGAAATTACCTATCGTTTCCATTCTAAAAGTCTTTAATCAGTGTTTAATTATAATTTATCGTCCAACGTTTGGAGGCAAGTTTGTAGGTGCTTACCACCGCGGCAAGGCGCGTCTCGTCGATTTTTCCCATAAGGGCATACGGGACGGACACCCAAAAGTCGAAGCCGCTCACACCGCCGTAGCCGCGGCGGTTGATGATGAAAGCCTTGCCGCCCCGCACGGGTAAAAGGATATGCCTGTCCATGTCCCGCGTAAAGAGGCGTGCGCCGCGAAGTCCACCGCTATCTTCGTCGTCCACGGTGATACGACGCTCCGTCTGGTCGAAAGTATCGTTCAGAACCGCGCGCAGGTGGCAGACCTGACCGTTATGCCAGAGCCTGTAATCCTTGTCGTCACGCCACCGCATGAACTCGCCGTGCAGCACGCTGCACCCCTGTCCCGTGCTTTGCATGAAAGCCGCCACAAGGGGCTTGCGCAAAGCTGTGGGAAGCAGCAGGAGCGCAAGACGTTTTATCTTGACATCGTACACACTCATTTGTAAGATTTCATATTGACTGTTATGTTGCCCGCGGAAAAATAGCCCGCCGCGGGGGTAAAACGGGCGTCTATGTCGGTAGGGGTACTTTCACCGTCCACCTCCGTGGTCGCACCGCTCATCTCAACGATGCGCACGCCCTCGATTTTCTGGAGTTCGTCCACAAGTGCCATGTTGCTGTACTCACCGTTGAAAGGCAGGTTTTCGATATAGTTACGTATCGTTTCCCTGCATTGCGTCTCGACGGTTTCAGGCAGCAGCATGGCGTCATAGTACACATCGACCTCGCAATGGAACACGTCGGCGGTCTGGTTCACGAGGTTCACGCGGACGCCCGCGTCTTTGATTTCACCGATATAGGCAAGAAGCTGGATTTCGGTATCGGCGTCAAGAGGCTGCCGAACACCGCCAGTTTCCCCCGCCACCTTGATGGTAAGAATGGAAGCGTCTGCGTTCTCGCTGGCCGCGGCATATTTCACCACACGCGCAGCCTCGATGTCGCCGTCGTTCATGCCTGACGTGTCGTAGTGATCCGTGTCGGGAACGAGGGTCTTATCTTTCATGAAGCCCAGCACCTTGTCCCTGTACCATTTCGGACGGTGCGGGATGATGGACTCAATGCGCTGCTCGACATCGTGCCTGTGCTGGTCGAACAGGTTTTCAAGAACCCAGATCGCGCAGGCAACGATATAAAAAAGCAGGCTTTCAACGCTTACCTTGCTGAAATGCGAGGAAAAGGCCGCGCCCGTTTCAAACCCGTAGGCGCGCGCCACATCGGGATTGCGCATAAGGTCGGCCGTCATGCTGTCTTTGATTTCTGCGATTGTACGTGCCATTGTCTTATTTTTAACTTACTACAAAATCTATTTCAATACCCATGAAGTTGATGCCCTCCTGCGCGAGCGCGGCCATTTCTTCCTCGCTCAATGCCGTGGCGGGCTGGATGCCCTGAACGCTATAACGGCGTACCGTGTCCGCATTCTCGACAGCTATCGTGTCAAGTACCTGCCCGTCCGTAAGGGTGTCCGTAAGGCTCACACCGTTGGCAGCTGCAAGGCCGAAAGCAGCCTCCATGCTGCCAGCCGTCTGGACGGCCATGTCGAGCAGGCTCTGCCTGTCCTTTACTTTTACCTCCATCACTCCACTGTTATAATGTTGTCTTCCGTTATGCTCACTTTCTCGACGTCAAGCCCGCAGGCTTCCAGCATTTTTTTGACCTGACCGCGCCACATGACGTCCACCTCGCCGCCAAGCATCTTTTTCACCTCGCCGCCGATAAGCGGCCATTCTTTCCACTCGCCGCGCATGGCTACAAGGACACACTCGGCAATCTGGCTGTCGGTGTCACCGATTACGACACTGCCGCGCTCTATCAGCAGGTCGCCACTTTCCGCGTCTATCAGTATGCCGTTCATCCGTGTTTCACTTTTTCGTTTTCATAATCACCCCGCTGTGTCAGTTCAAGCGGGGTCGCGCTCCATGCGGCAGCGGCGGCGGACAAGGCCGCGCCACCGTCCTGCGGGACGGCCACCCACCCAGAAAACACGCTTTTCAGGTCGTTGATGTCCCGCTCTATGGCGTTGATTCGTTCGGTCAGCTGCCCGACCTTGACCGTGCCGCCGAAGCCGCCGCCGTTCAGCGTGATGCCCTCTTTCGTCAGTTCCGCGCTGGTGTCGTCGCCCATCAGAACGCGCACGCCGTCCTTGTCGGCCGAAATTCGGGCGGTATCGCCGCTGATTGCCACCTCGACGCTTTCCACTTCGTCGGTAAGCAGCACCACGCCCGCAGCACCGTCGGCCACAAAGCCAACCACCACGTAACTGCCCACTTTCGGGAATGCCACCACGCCGAACGTGCTTTCCTGATTGGCTTGCAGGTTCACGCCCAGAAGCGGCGCGCTTTCGTCCAACGGCGTGCAGTCCACCGTGCGCGCCGTCTTGTCCACGGCGTCCACAGTACAAACAAGGCTCACGCTCTGGCGGCCGCCCTGTGCCAACTGCCTGATGGTTTCTTTTATATTGTTCATTCTCCTATACGCTGGCCGAGCGTGATTTCCTGACGGAAGCCGCCCGTGCCGTATTTGATTATATTTTTCTTTACCTGATAGACGCCTTTTTTCTCACCGTCTATCTTGATGCCGATGGCGTCCAGCTTGTCCGCCAGCCTGTAACCGAATGTCTTGAAACTGCCCGTGAGGCCGTCCCGTTTAAGACGTTTGATTTCCTGCTGCGCCCACGCTTTGAGTTCGGCTTCCTGCTTGTTGTAGGTATGGAGCGTGCGGTGTTCGCCGTCGGCGTCGCCCACTTCAACCCTGATTTTTTTATTGTTCGGCATAAGGCTGACCGCCTTGATGCGCAGGCGCATGTTTTCGGCCTTTTGCTGTTCGAGGCTCTGGTCGTCGATGATGTTCACCCCCGTGGCGAAGACCTGCGACGGGCGGCTGTCCCTCTCGAACAGGACACCGCAATAAAGCACGGGGCTGCCGTCCTCGTAACGGAAGAACGAGCGGACGCCGTTTTCCTGCAAATGGCCGAGAAGCGACGCCACGGTGTCCGCCGTGACACGGTACTGCCCGAGGTTCTGTTCACCCATCACGCGCAGCGGGTAGTTCAGGCCTTGTTCTTTCAGCAGGGTTTCAAGGTTCACGCTCTTGTAGGCTTTCTTCTTCGCTTCAATCTGCTTCAATTTGAACATTTCGTCCTCGCAGGTAATGACGACGGGCGTCTTAAAACCCACATCACGCACGTACCCCACAAAGGCAAGCTGCAAGTCACCGTCGTAGCCCAGCCACACTTTCACCACGTCGCCGCGCTGGACGGGTATCTCGGCCGCGCCGTCCCACTTGATTTTTTTGGGCAGCGTCAGGCGGCATTCGTCCGTCAGCTTTTCGGTGTCACGGGTGATTTCCACCTCCGTGACCTTTTCAAGCCGCCAAGACTTCGCGCCCATGATTTCTATTTTTGCCGTCAGCCTGTACATCGTTTGAATGCCGTTTAATTACTGTTTAATACTCCGTGCTGTACACGTTATAATCTCCGTCGCTCATGGCCGAAATGCTCACGCTCTGGTAATTGCTGGCCGTGTCCTGCGATACGGAAAAGTTCTTTATCACGATACTGCCGATGTCGAATATCTCCAGAAAGACGCTGTGCACGTCGATAGCCGCCTTTTCGTCGAAAAAGGCGCGAAGCTCGCGCAGCCCGTCTTCGGGGTATTCGTCCACGATGACACCGTTACGGACGGCGGCCACACCGACAACGATGTTTATCTGGTAGTCGCCCTCGTTGATGTATTCTTTCACCGTGCCGTCCATGCCTACCATCTGCGTGGTGACTATGTTTTTCGCGCGGCTGATGGCGCACACGGCGTCATTGATTACAAGCGTCTGGCCGTCCTGCTTGCGCAGCGTCAGTTCGCAAAGCACATAACGCCCCTCCCAATAGCTTTTATCGGTTATCGGGCTGCTGACCTCGTGCGGGGTGATACCGCCGCCGTGACCGTCCCAGTTCGGGGCTTGACCCGTGCGCGAGGGCTGCATCCTGTACAGCAGCCCTTTCGCCTGTGTGGCCGCGCCTGCGGCTATGAACATGAAACTTATCGGTGTCATACTACATTGCAAGATTTACGTCGTTAAGGGCTGACAGCAAGGCTTCGCCCACCATATCCTTGACCTTTCCCAAGTCCTCGGACAGGTTGGTGGTGTGTATCTCGAAACGCTCCACCAGCTTGTCCACATTGACCGTTATATTCCTGATTTTACCGCCGCCCTCGCTTTTGCCGCCGCCGACAGTTCCGAGGCTGCCCCCTGTCGGGTCGGGCGGCGTGACAGTCGGCACGTCCACCGTGGGGACTTCACCGCCCGCGGCGTTCGGGTCGGGCTTGCCTTTCTTTTTGGCCTCCTCCGCTTTCTTGCTGGCGGACATTTCGGCATTGTAGGCGTCATTGAACGCCTTGCCGACGTTCGTGCCGAACTCCGAAAAGCCTCCTTTAAGCCTGTTTATGGCGTCTTTGATGCCCTGACCGTCAAGGGAGAAAGCGGCCTTTATCAAATCACCGATGCTGCCGAAGACGTTTTTAGCCAAATCCCAGATACCCTTGAATGTGGCGACAAAGGCCGCACCCAGACCTTTAAGGGTGGCGCGGAACTTCGCCGAAGTGTTCCAAAAATAGACGCCCAGTGCGATAAGCCCCGCAATTGCCGCGGCTATCCACCCGATAATCGGGATGCTCATAATGGCCACGCTGACCGCACGGCAGGCGGCAGTGGCAGCCAGCTTGAAAGCGCCAAAGGAAGCAGAAGCGACACCCGCGAAAGTGGCCGAGGCTGTCCCGCCCGTGACAAACGACAGAACCAGCGCGCCCAGACCTTTCAGGGCTTGGAATATCCCCACTGTGGCAAACCGAAGCACCGCCAGCGTCGCGCGGGTGATATTGACAAAAAAGCCGTTGGAGGCGAACTGCCCCGTAATAAGCTCTCGGTTCATGAACGCCATTTGCAGGCGGGCGGCATAGATGAAGCCCTGAACGCGCGACCACATGGCAGCCCACTGCAAGCCCTTTATCCATGCCATAAGGTTGCCCATGCCGATAAGTAGCGGCATAAGCTGCGAAAGCGGAACGAGCGCGCCCATAAGCGTGGAAAGCCAGATGCCGAGGTCGCCCGTAGCCTGAAAAATAGTTATCTTGAAGTCCTCAAACTGCTGGTTTATACGTGCCTGACGCTCGGCGTAGCTGTCCATGATGATGGCCGCCTGTTCTTCCGCCGAGGCCGTGCCTGTGACGGCCTCGGTGAAGTCCTGCAAACTTTCAGTGCCGTTTATCAGGGCAAGGGCGGCGTTCGCGTTCTCACGGCCGAACAGGGCGGACAGCAGCGCGTCGTCTTTCAGCAGCGGTTTGAGCGTTTCCAGACGTTCTTTCAGCGGCTTCGTCTTATCGGTCAGCGAGGACACGTTGATGCCCGCCTTTTGCAGTTCCTCCTGTGTCTTTTCAGGCAGGAAACGGCCTGCGGCAAGGGTGGAAAGCACGTTGCGCAGGGCGACACCGCCCTCCGAACCTTTTTTGCCCGCCTTGTCGAGCACCTGAATGGCGGCGTTCGTTTCCTCAAAGCTGACGTTGGCGGCTTTCGCGGCCATACCGCACTGCTGCAACGCCACTTTGATGGCGGGGAGTTCCGCAGAACCCGCCTGACCCGCCGCAGCCATGACGTTCATCATGCGCGCCATTTCCGCGCTGGCTTTCATCGGGTCGTCAAGGCTGATGCCGTACTGGTTCATGGCGGTAGTCAGAACCTCGGCCGCCGCCACACCGTCACCACCCATCAGTTTGCTGGTGGTGGCGATACAGTTGCCCATCGCCTGCAAAGCCTCGGGGTATTTACCGAGTTCGGGCGACAGCTGCGAAAGCAGCAGCTTGTAACCCTCAACGGCCTGCGAGGCGTCGATACCGAAAGCCTTTGCACTGCTGCGGGCGTACCCCTCAATCTGTTTCAGGCCGTCACCCACGACACCCGCGACGGCACTCAAATCGTGCATCTGGCTGTCAAGCGATATGCCCGAAGACGAAAGGCCGCCCAGCGTGTCGTTGAACTTGCTTACATAGTTACTTGCCAAATCCCAGACTGCAAGCGTCTGACCCAATTTGCCGAGCCAGCTGTGCGTACCCTCCACGGCGGCATTGAAACGGCCTGTACTCTCGGCCATTCCCTCCATCGTGGCGGTAAAATTGCCGCCGACATTAAATTGGTAGTCGAAATTTTGCATAATCGGGTTGTTTTTACTATTTTAGCAACGTGTTACTTTTACACTGTTTTGAATATGGAAAGCATCTTGATTTTTATCGGTAAATGGTTCGTAATGCTGCCTATCTGCATAGGTATCGTTATCATGCCATTTTATCTGCTCGGTGCTTTCGCCCGTGCCGCGTTCAAAGATTTCAGGCGGGCGTCAAGGGCTGGCATTGCCCCCAAACATTCCCGATAGCATTTCTGCAAGGTTCCTGTTTCGGAACTTCTCCAGCCATAACGCCTCGGCGTAATGCGCCGCCCATTCTTCATAACTGCCGACCGTCGGGTCAAGGCCGAGGTTCGCGCGGATTAAGGCACACCCCTTTTGAAAACCGTCCTTATCGTCGTCATCAGAAAGCTGGTGCGCCTCTACAAGTTTTTTAGGCTGCCGAGGCACGAGTTGAACATATTACCCAGCTGCGCGGTCGCCGCCATGAACAACAGCGCGTCTTCACGCATTTCCGTGTCACCGCCCAGAAAACAATTGTCATAAAGCACGGAGGCACTTTTCACCTCGTCGCTTTTGCCGACCTTTGTAACGGCCGACATGGTTTCCAACGAGGGGCGTTTGAAGTAGGCCACATGCAGGTCTTCACCTTCCGTCACGTCAATGCGGATAACACGCTTGTGTACGGCTTTCCATTTGTTGATTTGTTCCTCGGTCACACCGCCATCGTAGGTCTTGCCCTGCGGCTGTTTTGTTTCGTTATTTTCCATGTTCTTTTACTGTCTAATGATTGGTTACTATTTTGCCCATTCGATATGCGACGGCACAAGTTCAAGTTCCACCTCCTGCCCCGTGTCGCCCTCTTTCCACTTGCGGCTGTTACCCGAAAACTGCACGTTGCGGATTTTATCCGTCTTAATGATACCGCTGTCGGGCAGATAGGTGACAGTAATGTCAAAGGGTGCAAGGTCTTGGATGCGGCCGTTCGGGGATTGCGCCTGTATGGCTTCCACTTCCTCCTGATACAGGATGATTTTTGCCGTCGGGGTAATGCGTCCCTTTGCTCGACCGACGGGGTGGCGGCCTGCGCCGTACTTGTTTACCACGTCTTGACTGTCGCCATATTCGATACCCGTAATACCTGTAAGGGGCACGCCGCTGATGGCTGCCACGATGTCAGCCCACGAGTAAAGCATTCCGTTGATAAGGGGGATGCCGTTGTTGATTACACTTGCCATTAGTTCCTGAATTTACGCTGCGCTCGACAACACTCAAATAAATTTGGTGTTGCTCTCACTGGCAGCAAATTTGTTATACTGTTTTAGCAAATCCGATTTTTACTTTGATTTTACGCATGACGCCCACGGCCACCTGTCGGATAACGATTTCCACCTCGCTGGTGCTTAACACATCCTGTTCGGGGTCGATTTCCACCTTGTAGCCCGACAGTTCGCCCGCCTTTTCCATGTCTTCGAGGGCTTTGTTGGCCGTCGTTTCCAGATGGCTGACGCTGTACGCCTGCATTTTGCCCGTGTCAGCGTCGATGTAGATGTTGCCGCCCAATTCGGGGATAAGGTAGGTGCGCACACCGCGCACGGCCTTGTCCATCGTGCGGACGCTTTCTATCATCGCGTAGTCGCTTATGGCACTGTCCATCGTATGACTGTCGTTCACGTAGCTGCCCGCCTGTCCCACATGGGTGACGAAGAACAGGTAACGCCCGCCGTCCAGCTGCTCGACAAGTGCCTTGTCAAGGTCGCGGTAAAGCGTGCCGTCACCAAAGGCGGGTACATTCACGCCCGTGGGGAAATTCTTGACCCAGCCGATGGACTGATGCACGGCAGCCAAAGAGAGAAGCCCCAGCACCACGCCGATGGCCGACACGGTGTTTTTGGCCGTCTTGTTGGCCTCGGCCGCGTAGAGTTCCGCGCCCGTTCCGCTGCCTGCCTGTGCAATTACGACACTGACGCGGCACTGGTTCGCACCCGCAACGTCCGCGGGCATGTTACCCACGGCGGACACTTTCGGGGCATACAACACGGAAAGCGGTGCGTTCTGGGTATCGAGCGCGTCGGCGACGCCCTGAATGGCGGTAACGTCGTCCGCGCTGAAAGCCTTGTCGCCGCACCAGATGGCTATCTGGCGAATGCGGCCGCTGGCGAAGTTCTGCACCGTCTTGATTTCGGTAAACTTGTAGCTGGTCGGTTTCGTGAAGATGCCCACGTAAAGCGAAATGCTCGGATTGACGCGGAAAATCTCCGAAAGCTGGTAATGCAGCACTTTCACGCTCCAGCTGGCGGACTTGTCGGTGATGCCCAACGCCTCGGCGGCGTCAATGGTCGAAACGGCCTGCACGTGCGCTGTCTTGAAGCCGTCGGGGATTTCCGCGGCAGCCAGATAGGCGATGAAGCCGGACACATGGTCTTCACCAGCCACGCTTTTGGGCACATTGCCGTTTTGTCTTTCTATTTTTAAGCTGTTCATTACTCCGTCACTTTGATGATTTCCTTACCTGCCAGATCGGCGGCGTGGTGCTGTGCGTCGGAGCGCAACGGGAACGCCTGACCGTCGGACGTTACGAATACTTCTTTGAAGCCGTGCCGCGCGATGGCGGCCTTGCCTGCCTTTTCCAGAACGCTGGCCGTGGGTTTCGGCTTCTTTTCCTCTTTGGCCGCAGCAGCCTTTTTGTCGGCCTTTTCAGTTTCAGGCGCGGGCACAACCGCGGCGGTCTTTTCCTCGGCGGGGGCTTCGGTGACGGGCGCGGGGGCGGCCTGTGCCGTCTGTGTTTCGGGGGTCGGGGCTACCTGTGCGGCGGCCGCTTCTTTTTCCTTGTTCTTGTTCGTTGCCATAATTTTAGCGTTTAATTCGTTTGTAAAATATCCAGATTGCAAAGACAGACACCGCCAGCAGGAACATGCCCGTACCAAGCCGCAGGATGCCTGTGCCCGCGCTCGGTTTCTGTTCGGAGGTCTGGACGCTGTCGGACTGCTGCGTGCTCTCCTCGACCGTGTCGGCCGTTACCTGCGCCTCCGTCTGGACGTCGGTCTGCGCCGTCTCGCGGGTCTGCTGTTTCTGCCGATGTTCCTTGTGCAGCACCGCTTTCACGGGTGGCAGCCCTGTGCTGTCGGCGGGCGGCTTGTCGGTGTCGTAAACCACCAAGTCCGTGACCGTTTCGCCCTCGCTGACGGTCAGACGTTCCAGCATCATGGCAACCTGTGCGCGCACAAGGCTGTCAAAATGCGCCTGCGCGCTCTCATCTATCCGCGTCTGCACCTCGGCGCGCGTCAGCCGCTTCTGCGGCGAGCAGCTCACGAGAAACAGGGCAGTTGTCAGCCATAGGGCATGACGGTATTTTCTCGACGGCTTTTCGGAATTTGTCCACATCCTTGCGTAATGATTTGATTTCTTTTTCGAGCGGCTTCACTATATTTTCCATAAGTATGCCGCTCGCCTTGCGCACATTCTCCAGCTCGCTGTTCTCCACGTTCGTAAGCGTCTGTTTCATTTCAGCACGCAGTTTGTCGAGTTCAAGCTGGTATTTCTGCCGCAGTACCCTGCTGTTCACCCACGCGCCCAGCGGGGCGGACACGGCCGCCACAAGGGACGACACAATTATGGTTGTAAGTTCTGCGCTCATTGTTTTACTGTTTGATACCTATTTCCAGAAGCCACGCCGCCACATCGAACGACGGGCAGGCTTTCGATGCGAGCTGGTTGTGCCCCACGATTTTAACGGAGGGGTGGCGCGCGTGGAAGTCAAGCACGTATTTCCTCAACGCCTCTTTCTGCCCCGCCGTGCGGGTGTCTTTCGGCTTCATGCCAGCATCGCAGCCGCCAGCGTAAACGATATGGCGGCTTATGCTGTTATAGCCCGCCGCACCGTTGGTAATTTCCCACGGATCGACATTCGCGTCCTCGTTGTTCGCAACCAGACGCTCCACACGGCCGTCGAGGTGGAACAGGTCGGTATAGCCTACCTGCTTCCAGCCGCGACCCGCAGGGGCGGGCGAAGTGTGCCAGCAACGGATGTCGGCCGCACTCACTTCGCGCCCCTCGGGGGTGGCCGTGCAATGGATAACCAGATATTTAAGTTTAGCCATTACGTCGGGTTAGTTCGCGGTCTTCGCGCTGATGACGGCTGCCGTGCAGTTCTTGTCGGAAAGCGGCAGGCAGATGCCCCATTTGCGGAAGTTCACGAGGTTGCGATGATAAAGCGGGTCTTTCGACGCCTCGCTGTGGTAGAACTGTACCGAACCGTTGGCTTTCATCATGCGGCCGACATAGAATGCCACGGACGCCTGCATGTCGGTGTCGGCGGTAGCCGCGCCCCATGCGAGTTTTTTCTTCGTGGTGGCGTTGTAGTACGGCGTGCCGTCATACTCGTAGATGTCGAAACCGTACAGGCGGCAAATTTTGCCCTCGGTCTGGTTGATGTTGTAGTGGTCTTTGAACTTCTGGTCGGTTTCCAGCAGGTCGTTCACGTGGTCACTGCACATCACCAGCACACGGTCTTTCTTCGGTATTCCCATACCGTCAAACTTGCGTTTCAGCGCGAGCAGGTCGGCCGTGGTGAACTTCTTGCGCGTGCCGTCGGAGGCTCCCGTAGTCACCAGCACGGGCGAAGTCGTCTTATTGTCGGCGGGCGCGATGGCATGGATGGCTTTCTGCATGCACTTCTCTTTCAGTGCCTCGCGGTGGCGTTCCTGAACGCTCGCCATCTTGTCATAGCTGCAAGCGTGCAGTTCGTCGTCAGTTACAGGCGTGGCCGTAGTGTCGAAGTAGTCCAGCGAAATGGGTTTGTCCGCGTCTTTGAGTTCCTGAATGTTCAGCGGATAGGTGGTGTTGTTCACCAGCACATCGGGGTCGCCGCCCAGTTCGGTGAAGTGGATAACGTCATTATCGACGTACTGGTCGTAACTCTTGATGCGGTCATACCATCCGAGACTTTCGGCGGCCGTGCGGAACGCCTTAATCATTTCACCAGTCCAGATTTCGGTAAACACGGTGGCGTAGGCACACCCCTGCGGCAGGACGGCACTTGCAAGCAAGCCCGCCACGTTACCCGCCACCGCACCAGCGGCGGGGTAAAAGCCCTGCGACACGACTAGCGGGACCCCCCCCGCCCACTTCCGCGCCACGCACCGCACA